TATATAATCCACAAAACAAAATTTTTTTTCTATATAAAAATATGAAAAACCAAAAAAATATACACAACATGAAAAAAAATTTCGGGGATGAAATTAATTCTGTACAGGTCGATCCAATTACTGGCAATTATTATGTTATAATTCCTGAATGGATGATGAACGAATTATCTTGGTACGAAGATACTCAAATTAATCTAGTAGTCGAAGGTCGAGAAATTATTCTATCCGAACATATAAATGAGTGATAAAAAATATAACATATACCTCAAAAATAAATGTATTTACGATTCATTGTCTAAATCGGAATTTGAAGATACATGGAAAATGCTTACCAATTTAACTAGTATTTTTGGAAATGTAACCAAAGAAGACTTATCATATAAACAGATGCCGATTGATTGACATTCACTATATAATACTGTATGATACTGAAATAAATTCATCAACTTTTATGGCAAAAGGATTTACTGTTAAGGCAAATACGCCTATTCCAACAAAAAAAGAAGAAGATTGGGACTACAATTTAGCAAGAGAAATGATTCAAGGCAAAAGCATAGTGTTTTGCTTGCCTGGTAGGGGGGTCTCTTACACATATTTAAAAAGTTTTGTACAACTTTGCTTTGATCTTGTACAGTCCGGAGCAAGTATTCAGATCTCTCAGGACTATTCATCAATGGTGAATTTTGCCCGTTGCAAGTGTTTGGGCGCAAATGTACTAAGAGGTCCGGACCAACTTCCCTGGGACGGAAAACTGAATTATGATTGGCAGTTATGGATTGACTCTGATATTGTTTTTAATACTGAAAAATTTCTTCAACTTGTTCTGATGGAGAAAGATATTGCTGCTGGTTGGTACTGTACCGAAGATGGGCATACTACTTCAGTTGCTCACTGGTTAGACGAAGATGATTTTCGTGGCAATGGTGGGGTTATGAATCATGAAACCCTCGAAACAATGAGTAAGAGAAGGAAACCATTTACAGTTGATTATACTGGATTCGGATGGCTTCTGATTAAGAAAGGAGTTTTTGAGCACTCTGAAATGAAGTATCCATGGTTTGCACCAAAGATGCAAGTTTTCGAATCAGGTGAAGTGCAGGATATGTGTGGAGAGGACGTTTCTTTCTGTCTTGATGCAAAAGAAGCAGGATTTGAAATTTGGTGTGATCCAAGAATTCGCGTGGGGCACGAAAAGACCAGAGTGATATGATGCACATAATGAATAGAATTCACAAATATAATATTTTTCGTAATAATAAAAAAATTTATTCTGACTTGACAGAACAAGAATATTTTGATATTCTAGAAGATCTAGCAATAGAGTACTATCAGACAGGATCTCCAAGTCCTTCTGAGATCAAAACCGAAATTACAGTATAAACTTACATATTATGGCAGCAAAAAAATCTACGAATAATAAAATTGAATCCACTCCTAAAAAAACTCGTCAGGGAATGGGTAAGCATACTAAGTGTGCCGCGTCTTCTCGTAATGTAGCACCAAAAAAGTACAGAGGACAAGGTAAGGGATAAATATTTTTAATAGATTTTTATTGATAAAAATCAATATACAATGAATTGTTATAACTTAAACAGTAAAATGATTCAATTAAATCCTCAAATCCCAGTTCTGACACCGAAAGGATCAGGTTGGGCATTTTTTTTAATCGATAGATCTCAAGAACACGATTTAGAGTGGGTCGTTTTTCTCGATGATGGTAGTTATTGTTGGACTTTTCGAAACTGTGACGTTAGATTACAGAAAAATTTAACCTTTCATAGAGATAAAATTGCAGATTTCGGGATAGCAACCCCGTAAAAAGTTCTGTTTTACCAAACTAATGGAGAAACAGATGGCAACTCAACCAAATCCTGATAGAAATACCAATTATATGTACTCTATGTGGGGTACGGATAAATTGATTACTGATTATTTCCCAATAGAAGAAAAAAAGGTGATTCAAGAGATTATGCACGATGAAATTGCAAAAAATAAGTATAAACTGTCCGAGACCGAACATAAAAAGATAAGAAATGATGAAGATTATGATGATTGGACTTATGGGACCGAACCAATATACGGATCTTCTTGGTAGAATGGTATAAATAGTGCAAGAAATATTCTTGTCTAATGTCTATAACTAGAATTTCTAGGGCATTCAAAGATATTACATTATCTTTTGTACCTCACCCAGTTACAAAGGATTTGCAAGTGTTAAAAAATGAAAATGCGATTAGAAGGTCTGTCAGAAATTTAGTTCAAACGATTCCTACAGAAAGATTTTTTAATTCAATTTTAGGTTCCAATGTCAGAAGATCATTATTTGATTTTGTTGACATTGGAACCGCATCTGTAATTCAACGGGAAGTACGAATTGCTATTGAAAACTTTGAACCTAGAGTTGCAAATTTGCAAGTTGAAGTTGAACCACTCCCAGATCAAAATGCATTTAATGTATTGGTAATTTTTGATATTATTGGACAAGAATTTCCAACTCAAGAATTTTCTTTCATATTAGAGGCAACAAGATAAAATGCCTTTTACTAAGTTTAACAATCTAGATTTTGATCAGATAAAAACATCTATTAAAGATTATCTCAGAGCAAATTCCAATTTTACGGATTTTGATTTTGAAGGATCTAATTTTTCTGTATTAATTGACACCCTTGCATATAATACTTATATTAGTGCATTTAACTCTAATATGGTTGCGAATGAGTCATTTTTAGACTCTGCGACTCTGAGAGAGAACGTTGTATCAATTGCAAGAACGATTGGTTACGTTCCAAGATCAAAGACATCAGCAAAATCTGGCATTACATTAAACGTAAATACCTTTGCCAATTCACCAACCCTCACCCTGAAAGCGGGGTCAGTGTGTCTTGGTAATTATGATGACTCTTCATATGTTTTTTCAATTCCAGAAGATATAACAACAACAATAACAAATAATGTTGCAGTTTTTGGAACAGTTGCAAATCCAATTTTAGTTTATGAAGGTATATTTTTAAAAAAAGAATTTGTTGTAGATACTTCAATCAATCAAAGATTTACAATTGATAATGATTCAGTAGATACATCAACCATAAAAGTATATGTAAAAGGTCCTTCTGATAGTGGATTGGGAATAGAATATACAAGAATTGATAATGTCTTGAATTTAAATAAAGAATCTAAAGTTTATTTAATTCAAGAAATAAAGGATGAAAAGTATGAGATTGTATTTGGTGATGGATTTTTTGGAAAAAAATTAGAAAATACTTCCTTAGTCACTATAACTTATATTACAACTTCTGGATTAGATGGTAATGGTCCATCTAGTTTCAGTTTTTCTGGTAGTTTTACCAAATCATCGGGGGAAACTGCAGAATTTTCTGATGTTTCATTATCCACTATTTTTGCAGCATCTAATGGTGGAGAAATTGAACCGATAGATTCTATTAAATATTTTGCTCCGAGATTATACTCCTCACAGTACAGAGCCGTAACTGCAAGGGATTATGAGTCTATTGTACATAACATATATCCAAATACGGAGTCTGTTTCTGTAGTAGGTGGAGAAGAATTATTACCACCACAGTATGGTAAAGTTTTCATTAGCATAAAACCAAAAAATGGATTGTTTGTATCTGATTTTGATAAGAGGTCAATTCTTTTTAATTTGAAAAACTATTCTTTATCTGGGATATCGCAAGAAATCATAGATCTAAAACTACTTTATGTTGAAATTGATTCGTCAGTTTATTATAATTCTACTCAAGTTACAACACCAGAAACGTTAAAAACAAGTGTAATTAATTCATTAAATTCATATGCATCTTCAGTTAATTTAAATAAATTTGGAGGTAGATTTAAATATAGTAAAGTTCTACAAATTATTGATTCTGTAGATAATGCCATAACTTCAAATATCACAAAAGTTATTATAAGAAGAGATTTAAAAGCACAAATTAATCAATTCGCACAGTATGAATTATGCTATGGAAATAAATTTCATATTAATGAGAAAGGATTTAATATAAAAAGCACTGGATTTAAAATTTCTGGTTCTCCAGATACTGTATATCTTACTGACGTTCCAAATAAGGATTCTAGTGGAAATTTGGATGGAAGTGGGAAGGGAATAATTTCTATTGTAAAAGTTTCTGATGGTACTACAAAATATCCCGTTGTAGTAAAATCTGCAGGAAGTGTAGATTATACTACAGGAGAAATTATTTTAAATACAATAAACATAACTTCTACAGTTAGACCTAATAATATTGTAGAAATACAATGTTTTCCAGAGTCCAATGATGTTATTGGATTAAAAGATTTGTACCTATCATTTTCTATCTCAAGTAGTAAGATAAATATGCTGAGAGATGTTATATCATCCGGTGATGATATATCAGGATCTACTTTTATAAGAGATTATTACACTTCAAGTTATTCTAACGGGGATTTAGTAAGAAGGTAACATGGTAAAAAATATTTTTGACACAAAAGTAAAAATTCAAGAAATTATTGATAATCAATTACCTGAATTTATAATTGATGAAAATTCAAATTCTTTAGAATTCTTCAAACAATATTATGCTTCTCAAGAATTTCCTGGCGGTCCAGTAGATATATCTGATAATTTAAATGATTATACAAAATTAGATAACTTAATACCAGAAGTTATCTCATTAAATACAAATTTGGCACAAAATGTGTCGGAAATTGATGATCTTATTTTTGTTGATAGTACTAAAGGATATCCAAAAAAATATGGATTAATAAAAATTGATAATGAAATTATAACCTATACTGGTATAACTACAAATAGTTTTACCGGATGCATTCGTGGTTTTAGTGGAATTGTAGATTTTCATGAAACAAATAATCCAGATGAATTAGTTTTTTCCTCAAGTGAATCTAGTTCCCACAATCAAGACACTGTTGTAATAAATTTAAGTTCATTATTTTTAAAAGAATTTTATAAAAAAATAAAATATACATTTACTCCTGGATTAGAAAATATTGATTTTTCTTCAAACATCAATATTGGTAATTTTATAAAGTTATCTAGATCCTTTTATCAATCCAAGGGAACTCCAGAATCGTTTAAAATTCTTTTTAAAGTATTGTATGGTGAAGAAATATCAATTATAGATTTAGAAAAATATTTAATTAAACCATCTTCTTCGGAATTTACAAGAAGGCAAGTAATAGTAGTAGAATCTCTGCAAGGAAATCCTATAAATTTGATAGGTCAGACAATTACACGATCTGATAATGAAAAGATTCAAGCTTCAGTTTCGGAAGTACAAGTAATAAACAGAAAAAATAAACTTTACTATGAATTGTCTCTTTTCGTTGGATATGACTCTCAAAATATAAACTCCACAGATTTTAGTATAAATCCAAAAACAAAAGTTACTGAAAATATATCAATAGGATCTTCTGTAATTTCTGTAGATAGTACTATAGGATTTTCTAAAACTGGATTTTTATTGTCTGGAAATAATGTTATTTCATATAGCGGTAAAACTATCAATCAATTCCTAAATTGTGAAAATATTGTTGAAGAAATTACTCCTGCTAGTGATTTAAGGACAGATGAATACGTTTTTGGTTACGAAAATGGAGATTTAACCAAAAAGGTAGAACTTAGAATAACTGGTGTTTTATATGATTTGAGTAGAGAAAAAATATTATATGGAGTTAATCCAGGAGATTATTTTGGTGTGAGAAGTATAGGTGAAATTATTTCAAATTCATCTATAACCAAAAAACAAATTTTAGCAAATACTTGGATATACAATACTAGTTCAAGATATCAAGTACAATCTATTACTGGATCTATATTCAATTTAAATAGTAAAATTGATAAATCTAGTTTAAGAGTTGGAGATGAGATTGAAATACTTTTTAGAGGAACACAAACGGTAGCACATTCTATCAATAATATTCCCTTTATCTCAAATATTAATGAATCAACTAATAGTGTTGAAGTTTCAAATTTAATTAATTTTGATCCAAATGCTGGATCAACATTTTTTGATCTGAGAAGAAAATTAAAAAAAGCGACTAGTAGTTTAGTTCCAATAGAATATGGTAATGATTCTATTATTTCAGATATTCAAAATGCCTATAATCAAAATGATGAATATCTTTATGTTGCTTCAAATGGACTTCCTTCATATCAAATAAGTAAGGGAATAGTACAGGAAGAGATACCATATGCAACTGAAGAATATTTTGATTCAAAAGATTTTACCACTGGTTATTATTCGGCAATAAAGATTGTAAATAATCCATTTAGAACTGGTGATGATATTTTATATCAGTCTGAAACAACTGATATTGGTGGGTTAGTATCTGGACAAAATTATTATATCGAAGTTATAAGCACAGATAGAATAAGATTTTATGAATCTAGATCGTTTATTGGTAGTTCTAATTTTATATTAATGCAACCATTGACCGAAAATGATGGATCACATAAGTTTATATTGGGATCTCAAAGTTCTAATCAAATTGGAATTCAAAACATATTAAGAAAATTTCCAATTAATCAAGATTTAACATCTGAAGTCTTAAATTCAACTAGAGAATTAAGGTCGATGGGTTTATTTAAAAATGGTGTTGAATTACTAAATTTTGCTTCTTTTGATAGAATATTTTACGGTCCTTTAAAATCAGTTAATGTTTTAAATGGTGGTCGAGATTATGATGTTATAAATTTACCGTTTATTCAAGTTTCTTCTCCCTCCATAGGAACAACTGCATTAATTCAACCTGTTGTTAGTGGTGGAGTTAAAGAAGTTCTAATAGATGAGCAAGAATTTGATATAGAAAAAGTTTTAACAATTACAGTAACAGGTGGAAATGGATCTGGTTGTCAATTACAACCTTTTATTGATAAAAGATTTAGAAAAGTTAATTTTGACGGTAGATTATTGTCTGACGGTGGTGGAATAGATATTCTAGATGAAACGATAACTTTTATATCGGATCATAATTTTAAAAATGGTGAAAGAATAATTTACAGTTCTGCTGGTAATAATATTGGTATTGGTATTTTTGGTGGTTCTAATTTAGATCAAGATAGAACTCTTGTTGATGGATCCTCATATTATGCAAGTCTTGTTAATAATAAGACTATTAAATTGTATGAAACATTTGATGATTACTTTGCTGGTATCAACACAGTAGGTTTTACCACATCAAATCTTTCTGGAATTCACGAATTTAGAACAGTTGAAAAAAGTTCATTATCTTCAGTAAAAATTATTAATTCTGGATCTGGTTATACAAATAGAAAATTATTGGTAAAACCTATAGGAATATCTACAATTGATCATACAGTGACATTTAATAATCACAATTTTGCTGATGGTGATCTAATTGAGTACTATTCAACTGGTTCTATAATTTCTGGAATTTCAACTACTGATAAGTATTATGTTTTAAAAATTGATGATAACAAATTTAGAGTATGTAATGCCGGTACTACAGAGGATAAAACAAATTATATTCGCAAAAAGTTTGTTGAATTTCAATCAACTGGATCTGGATTTAATATTTTCAAATATCCAGATATTACAGTAAATATTCAAGTTTCATATGGAACTACTTTTGTTGGGAATATTGTAGCAACTCCTGTAGTAAAAGGTCAAATTATAGATGCATATCTATATGAAACCGGAGTTGGTTACGGTTCTTCATTATTAAATTTAGAAAAGAAACCATTTATTTCTATTAAAACTGGAAAAAATGCTTCTTTAAGACCAGTGATTGTTGATGGTCAAATATTGAGAGTAGAAGTAGAATCAAGAGGATCGGAATATTATAGTACTCCAGAAATCTTAGTAAATGGTAATGGTAATGGTTGTAAATTACGTGCTGTAATTGAAAATCAAAAGATAGTAGAAGTTATAGTTCTATCTAGTGGGCAAAATTATTCAGTAGATAAAACGACCGTACAAGTTATTTCTACTGGATCTGGAGCATTGATTGATTGTAACATCAGAGATTTAGTAATTGATAGCAAATATAGATTTGGTAACGAAGTATTATTAGAATCTACAAATAAACTTCAATATGGATATGTTGGATATGATTTAACTATAGGTGAAAATGAGTTTGGTGATACTGGAGATTTTCATTCTCCAATAATTGGTTGGGCATATGACGGAAATCCAATATATGGACCTTATGGATCTTCAGATCCGGACGATTTAACATCAGAAATAAAAGTTTTAAGATCTGGATATGAAATTGATACTTCAAATATTGAAGATAGACCATCAAATATACAAGAATTTCCATATGGATTTTTTATTGATGATTATATTTTTAATAATAGTGGAGATCTAGATGCTTACAATGGAAGGTGGTGTAAAACTCCAGAATTTCCACAAGGAACATATGCATACTTTGCAACTATTGATTCTTTAACCAATGAATCAATATATCCATATTTTATTGGCAATTATTTTAGATCTAAATTAGTGACGGATAATTTATCATTAGATCAAAATTTTGATTTTAATAATTCAAATTTAATAAGAAATACATTTCCATATAAAGTTAATGAGAAATATGCAGATAATGATTTTATTATTGAATCTAACGAAATTGTAAATCAAAGAATTTTAGTAGAATCTGTTTCTTCGGGTATTGTTGAAGATTATGAAATAATTGAAAAAGGAAATGGATATAGAATTGGTGATTTAGTTAAAACCGAAAGTGTAAATTCTGGTGGTGGATTTAGTGCATCAGTATCAGAAATTAGTGGAAAGCAAATTGAGAACATTGTAACAAATATTAATGCTTATGATGATTTTATTTTTACTTGGAAAGATTCTTCAGAGGTGTCTGGATATATCTCAACATCCCATCAATTATTTGATAATGATAGAATAACTATTTCCGGATTGTCAAGTTTTATTAATAATTTGGAAGGATTTAAATCATGTAATATACAAAATGAATCAACATCTTTATTTGCCCCAATACCATCTGGTACAGGAATAGTAACTGATGTATATGTTTCTAATATTCCACAATCACTTATTGTCGATGATGTAATTGGAATTGGAACTGAAAAATTAACAGTTTTAAATATTTTTGAACAAAATAAAGTTCTAAGAGTTAAAAGAGAATACGTTGGACTTTCGCACACAACAACTACTCCAATAACTTTAGTAAAGAATAAAATAACTATTCCAACAAAAACAAATTATTTTGAATCTAAAATAAACGATAAAATATATTTTAATTCACAGAGATCTGTTGGAATTGGATCTACTACTGGAGTATTTTCTGTAGTTTCCAGTAGATTAGGTGATGTCTATAAAAATATTTCTGTACCAACTCAATCAATATATCTTCCAAATCATCCATTTAAGACCGGTCAGGAAGTCATAATTAAGAAACCAAATGGTGCAACCTCATTATTAGTATCAAAACAATCAACCGGTCCTTCTTTTTCTTTACCTGTAGGTCTTTCTGAAACAGTTTTTGTAATTAATAAATCAAAAGATTTTATTGGTATTGTTACAAATGTAGGTCTAACTACTAATTCATCTGGATTATTTTTCTTCGGTTCTGGTGATGATGATTATGAATATTCAATAGAGTCTAATTTTAACCAAATAAAAGGTAAAATTGAAAGAATATCTGCAACAGTTTCTCTATCAACTTCACATACACTAAAAGATAATGACACTATTAATTTAAAAGTATTCCCAAATACTACTGTGGGTGTTGGAACTTCAGTATCTATTAGAGTTACTTATAATAATTTAATTGATAAGGTATTAATAAATCCTATTGGATTTAATTCGACTGGTATTAACACAATCAGTAGTCAAATCACTGTATCAAATCATAATCTTAATACTGGAGATAAAGTTTATTATAAACCATCATCTCCAGTACCAGTTGGATTATCTACTGGAGTTTATTATGTATATAAAAATAATACAAACAGGTTTAGTCTATCTAAAACTTTATACGATCTAACTACAAATCCACCTAATTTAATTAGTATTGGAAGTACAGGTGGTATTGGTAATTTAATTTATCAAATTAATCCTTATATAGTAGCATATAAAAATTCTTCACTAAAATTTGATTTAAGTGACTCTTCTTTAGTTGGATACAATTTTAAGTTGTTCTATGATAAAAATCTAACTAAAGAATTTGTCTCATCAGAAACTACTGGTCAATTTAATACAATTGGATTTGGAACCGTTGGAGTAACTACTACAGCTTCATTTATTTTAAATTATTCTAATAATATTCCAAATGAAATTTTCTATTCTTTAGAAAAAGATGGTAAGATTGTATCTAGTGATATAGATATTGAAAATTATTCAAAAATTGAATTTGCAAATAACAGTTATAATGGTTCTTATTCTATAACTGGAATTGGATCAACAACTTTTACAATTTCCCTAAGAGAAAATCCTGTAATTTTACAATATAACAAAGATGAATGTGATGTTTTGGAATACTCCACAACTTCCATAAACGAAAATGGTGGAGTTGAGAAAATAAAGATAATATCTCCAGGATATGGATACAAATCAATACCAAATTATTCTAATATAGAATCAATTTCAGGAAAAGACGCTTTTATTAATTTTTCATCTGTATCTATAGGACAAATTAATAATATTAAGATATTTAATCAAGGATACGAATATTCTATCGATAAAACATTAAGTCCTCAAGCATATATACCACCAACTTTAAGATTGGAAAATAATGATACAATATCTTCTATAGAAATTTTAGATGGTGGTAAAAATTACACATCAGCACCTAATTTAGTAGTTGTAAATCCAGATACTGGTGAAGTAGTGCCATATGGATCATTAGAAGCAATTCTAACATCATCATCAATAACTAACATAAATGTAATTTCGACCCCATATGGTCTAAGTTCAGTTCAGCATGAAATATTTGCAACAAACAATACCAATGGTATCACTATTGTTTCTGCTGATTATTATAATACTGGAATAGTTACTTGTGTTTTACTAACGCCTGTGGCAGGATTTTCTGTTCCACCGTTTGCAAGTGGAGATAAAATATTTGTTGAGGGACTACAAAAATATTCACAATCTGGTGATGGATTTAATTCTGCAGACTATGGATATAAGTTCTTCACTGTCTATCAATACTTTAATACAAACCCTGCTATTTTACAATTTAAAATATCTGGATTTTCAACAAATCCTGGAATAGCAGTTACCTTCCCCACAACAATAGCGAAAGTAATTAATTATTCAGATTATCCCAAATTTAATGTAACTCAAGATAGATCCAGATTTATACCCGGTGAGAATCTTCTCTTTGAAGAAAATAACCAGTTTGTTGAAAAAGAACTGAGTGTTTTAGTATCAGAGAGTCAATTGGTAAAAGTGAGTGGAAAATTTGATAACATTGTGACAGGAAGTTTAATAAAAGGTAAAGAGTCTGGAGTTATAGCAAATATACAATCTATAGATGAAAACAAGGGATTTTTTAATACAGGTTACTATACTGAAAAAGATTTTGGATGGCAAACTGATACAGGAAAGTTAAATGAATCATATCAAGTAACTACAAATAGTGATTATTATCAAAATCTGGCATATTCCGTAAGAAGTACTAAACAATTTGATGAAATTTCTAGTCCAGTTAATCAACTATTACATCCAAGTGGTCTTAAAAACTTTTCAGATACTCAAGTTTCTTCTTCATCTAGTATTTTTAAACAAATTGCAACAACATTTGTTCCAATTACATTAGATGTAGTTAGTGAAAATAGAGTTGATTCTATTAATAATTTTGATTTAGTTTTGGATACAAACGTAATATCAAATTATTCGAATAATTTGATATTGAAAACAAAAAGACTAACAAATTATATTAATTGTATATCAAATATTTCATTAAGAATGGATGATATTAGTAAATTTTTCTCAAATATTGACAATAGAGAAAAAAATACTGCAGAGACAAAAGATATAATTCAATATAATGATACCTATGCTAATTTCTTAGTACAAATAACAAATCCTACAAACGGAGATGTTCAATTAACTGATTTAATAACAATAAGTGATAATGATAACGTTTTTACTTTAGAAAAAGGAAGTATTTTTAGTTCTGAAACTGAGTTGGCAGAATTAATAGCATATATTGACGTAACTAACAACCAATTATTAGAATTAAGACCAACTAATCCATTTGATACTGATTTAGATATCAAGATATTAAAAAGTAATTTTTCAACTATTGAATCTGGTATTGGAACTTATTCTGTTGGATTTGCTAATCTAACTGCAGGAATTACTACATGTGGAGTTGGAACTACATCTATAATTACAAAATTTGATACATCAGAAGTTTCATCAGTTTTTGTAAGTTCTCAAATTATTGAAAAAACTACAGGAGAAATTAATTTTGTTGACCTGTACGTAACAGTTGATGGCAATGATTCTTATATTTCGGAATATTTTATTGATACTGAAGATAATAATTCATTGTCCAATAATTACATTGGAACTTTTGGATCTTCAATAAATTC